GAACCAATAAACTCAGGACGCTGCAAACGTGCGTCTGAAGATTTTACACCAAAGTGTGATAGAATTGATTCGACATAACGAGTACCGCCGCGTGCGTTTCTCTCTAACCATTCCTGCAATTTAAATGCGCGGCGTAGTGTATTTATGTCTGTGGCCTCCTGCTGAATATCAACCGTGAGTGTTCCGTTAGGATCATAAACAGACGAGGCGCCGGCAACCTCAATACTCTCTGTAAATGGTACGGGACCCGTTACCTGATCAACAGACCCTGCACCCGGAAATGTACCATCTGTTTTTTTAAATACACCCGGAACATTATTGGATGTATCCAAATCAACGGGCAGTGTATCTACCTTGGTGAGTGGTATTTGTACGCCATCTCCTTTTTGTGCGAATGGCAAAGCGCCTGTAAAGTAATCGTGCTCCCATGCTCTTTTCAAAGGTGAAGCATGTAGTTTTTGAAGGTAGTTCGGATTTGTGCCATCTAACAAAGGCTCAAATAACTCCTCTTGTAAATTCTGATCGCGGTAATATTCATCATATATTTTATAATAAGCCGCTACCGATAGCGGACTGATATCTACATCCGATGTAAGAGTATCGGTAGGAAGTCCTAAATAATCACCAAGAGTACCGGGTGGTAATGGTCCAAGATCTCCAAATGTACAAAATGGAGCTTGAGGTGTTCCATTGCCTGTAATAAAGTTTTCCCAATCTGGCCAGAGTAATCTATTCGGAACAAAGAAATAGTGCGTATGTACGTCTACCTTGTGCATTACCGGAGCAATGAGAGGGGCAAAACGTAACATATTTTGCACGTTAATATTAAACTTATCGCCGGGCAAACACTCTATTACTGCTGTTGGTATTAGCTCTCCCATACTGAACGAAAGCTTTACATCGTGCGATAGGTCAAACCTGTTTGACTGTATGCCTTTTAAGGCAACCGAATTAAAGATATTTTTCATGTAATAACGGGTTAAAGGCGTATACCGCCGCGTGAAACATAATAAACTCTTTTGGTCTTACCGCCAGAGAAGCGGCGCTTTTTAAACCTGCTTTTTGAAAATCGTTTGAAACTTTTTTTGAATTTCATAATATTTAGATTTGAGTGTGAAATTATTCATCGATATACTGATCGTAAAGACGAGTAAGTATTATGCCTAGCATTCTTGCCCACATTGGATCGTTAGGGTTTATCCCTTGTCTCCGAAGTCCATAATCGAGTTCCTTTAGCTGTATATCTCCCATTATAGATCGAGATACTTTATTAATCCTGTCAATATCTGCCCGTGTATGCGCCCTTTGTAATTGTAGGTTTTTCATCCGTTCTGCAGCCTCCCTTAGTGAACTAGCATTTGCTGCTGCATTCCTAGCGTCCTGATTTGTAGTATAAGCTAAATCGGCCTTTAGTTTTTGTAATTGTGTGCGTTTATAGTCTGCGCTTACATCCTTAAGACTTACCAACTGGTCAAGGTCAAACTTAGACCGCTCTGAACCGTATTGAGTAGAAACAATTTGCGCGGCTCTTAATAGTGCGTCCTGCTTGATGACCGTATTCTGCGCTTTTAGATTGTCGGCTTGTGCTGCCTTAATATCAAGATCATATATTTGTGATAGTGTGGCTAAAGCGTCTCCCGGTCTAGGGTCTCTGAAATTAACGGGCTGCATATCTGGAGACCGCATAGGTGAGGCGTTACCGTTTGAGCCTTGACCATAAATTAAGTGTGGATTTAACCCTGCTTCCTGATAACGTTGCATTTGTGCTTGGGGGGAATTATAAGCGTTATTCCTTTCCCAGTCCGCCAGCGCGTCAGCGCGCTGGATTTTATACATGTCATAATTGAATCGCTGCTGCTGCGCGTTTGTTTGTTGTGCACTAAACGAGTTTAGCGCACTTCCCGCTACATTAGCTGCTGCTATTACTGCTCCTAGTGGCATGGTTTTTTTTTTAAAATGTGAACATTTTTTATTTGACACCCGGCTGTAAGCTCGCCCTTACTCGCGCCTTCTTTTGCTTCGCTACGCTACGCCTTGGGTGGCGCTTATTTTATGCTTGCTTATTGCCTTGGTGTCAATTAGCAATTATACATCAAGTAGGATAATTGCTTTTGGAACTCCCGTAGGTAGTTCCGTGATTTTTGGGGCTCATTGCCGCCCCAAACCCGCTAGGTTTATAAGGGTTTGCCGCCGTCTGTGGGCGCTTGTTCTCCGATCGGATCACTCAGCGGCACGGCTGTTTGCGCCCTAACTCGGCGGGCTGTTTGAATGGTTTGAATATGTTGGCCTATATCGGAGGCCAACTCCTTCCTTTCAATCTCGGTCATATGTTCTAGATGATCTGGTATATCGTCATCAGTATATGTTGGATGAAACACCTCTACCTGTTCCCCGCGAACATACCTGTCAAGTAGTTCGCGTATAGACAAAGTTTGTCCCGGCACGGTTTTAGATGGCTTGTCATGAAATTCTGCCGGGTTGTTAAGTTGACCATATGCGGCCAGCGTGTGATTCACTAAATTTCTCATTAATCTCTATTTTTTTGACGTGAATAAAATGATTTATTTCGCTGATAAGCAACTGAAAGCTGTCTTGCTCGGTAGTCCGCTTCTGTTTTGTCTGGATTGGCATCCAGATAATACCGAAGTTCTTTTTTGTCCGTATCCTCAAAGTGACTTTGAATGTACTTTGTCTGTTCCCTTTGTTCGTCCTCGCTGTATATCTTCTGGCGATAATAGCGAGGTAAAGCTATGCGAATATTACCCAATTTCGTTAAATACAATCGACGAATGTCTGATTTATGATAGCGAACGACTTCATCAGTAAGATAATTAGCGCCCATACCCTTAGACATCAAACTAAATTCGGGCTGTCGGTCGTCTCGCTCATGCTTCTTTTTGAAATTAGATTTGTCGATATATTTCATTGTGTAGGCGATACTGTCACCACTAACGGTACCGATATAAACGCCGCCCAACTGCCAAGCTTCATTAAATAACGAAGTATCCGGACAGTTGAAAACTATGGCATGATAGTGCGGACGTCCTCTTTGCGTACCGTACTCGCCTGCAATATAGTATTTTAACTTAACATTGGGTGTAAGCTTTCGCAAGCGCTTAAAGAACAACTGAATATCGCGCTTTGATAATGTCATGAACCCATTACCCGTAATAGGTATATGGTCTGTGTCGTAGGTGAGTGTAACAAAATGACTTGATTGCGACCTGTTACCTTCCTGTTGCAATCTAAATACCCATGAGTTAACACGGGATATTTTGCATGGTGGACACTTGCCGCAGGCGACTGGAACTTTTTCCAGTCGCCCTTTTGGCAAGATGTAAAATGGCGTGTCACATTTCATCTTTAGGTAGCCTTTTAACTTGCATAATACGGCTATCGCTATATGTACGAATCCTAGGACTAGTTATCTCCTTATCATTCTTACCGATAGTAAAGGATAAAACGGTGATAAACCCAAAGGTTGTATCACAAACGGCCTTAACCTTAAATCTACGACCATGAAGTGACGATTTATATATGTCTCCAGGCCTTAATTCCGAAGCATTAAATAGTTGGTATTCCAAAGCGAGGTAGTTTACGGTTAACGGATACATTATTGAACACGTGTGCGAAGATGTGGTCTTCTTCGGGATCTGTTACCGCAAATATGCGGGTAGATGGATCGCACTTAATGAAGTCTTCGTTTAATCGCGGGTTGCCTGAAAATATACGGCCTAAGTGCCAGTAGGCTAGGGTAGTCTTAAATTCTCCCGCAACGCGACTATTCAGAAACTTATAGTCTGCGTACCTAGGCACATAACCAAATATTTCGGCGGGTGTAGGAGATGCTGCGTATACCTCACGAACTAATACCTCCTGTTCGCCAATATTTGCGAATGTTGGAAAGGCGTAATCTAAATGGTCTAAACGCAAAAAAGATTTATGAATGCCCTGCTGATACGCTGTCTTTGGTCGAACAGACATAATACCTATAATTATTCCGTGTTCCTCACAACGATAGGAGAAATTATTACCGCCACCCACTGAAATACCATGTCCTGCCATTTGTCCAACCGGTACATTTGCTTCTGTATTCTCGGCAGTTGAAAGTACTTCTGAAATAATCATATTTTGCTTTGATGAACCAATAAACTCAGGACGCTGCAAACGTGCGTCTGAAGATTTTACACCAAAGTGTGATAGAATTGATTCGACATAACGAGTACCGCCGCGTGCGTTTCTCTCTAACCATTCCTGCAATT